TGCCTCTCCGTCTCACGCGAGTTCGTGGGCCGCAGCCAGCATTGCGGCCTGATTGCCGACGTTTGCACCTACATCTTCTCCTTTTCCCCCTCTTCGGGGGTTGCTAGCCCGGCTATGGGCCGCGCCTGACCGGCGCGTGACTACGCGACACAACCATGAAAGCTAAGTACAAGCTGAGCGCCACCGAGCGCGCCAACTACAACGCCTACAAGGAATACGACAACGCCCAGCGGGCGCTGTTCCGCCTCGCCTACGGGCTCGGCTCCAACGCCATCGAAACCATCGACGAGGCTGGCGCCTACAGCACCTACACCAAGCTGTGCGACATGATGCGCGCACATCTGAAGAAGAAAGAGAGCACTTGGGACGCCATCTGCCTCGCCAATCCCAACGACAACGACTCCATCGGAGCCTGACCTACTATCACCACTACTATGAAAGCGATCACTTGGTCCACCATCCGCAACACCCTCACCCAAGAGGGCCTTGTTTGGTCCGTTAAAACGGGCCTCCCAGCCGACGAGAACACAGGACTCGCCGTCAGTTACTACGTCAATGACCTAATGAGAACGGAGTCCGCCGTAAGCGCTCTCCACGTAAATACTGGTGACGAGATTGTATGGGTTCCAACCTCCCTATTGCGAACCCACATACCGGGACGCTTCCGTCGCCTCCGTGGACTCATCACCCATCCGTCATTCCAGATGGCTCGCACCGCAATGTCGGTAATCAAACGCCGCCGCGCAGAAGGCATCCAAAACGCCCTGCCTGACCGTTTCGGAACGCCACTGCGAGAGCGAATGATCGAAATGCTCTACTCGCTGCCACTGGCACCGGGAAAGCACTTCTCCAGCATATGGAGCACCCGTAAGACATTCGATATGTACGACTACCAGTACGCAGTCGGCATCGAGTTCGAATCCTACGGCACAATCGAGCGCCGCGACCTCGTTCGTAAACTTCCACTCTGGACTAGGGTCGCAAGCGACGGCTCGATCCGACCGCCCAACGGACAGAACGGACACGAAATTCGTACTCTACTGGACCGCTCAGTTGCCGAACCTCGCCTATTCTTCCTATGCAAGCGATTTGCGGAAATTGGCCTAAGGGTAAATAAGTCCTGCGGCCTCCACATCCACATGGACGCTCGCTCAATGACCTTCCCCGAGGTTATCGCCAGAGCCAAGGTGATGGACAAGTGGTTGCACGCGATGATGGAGCTCCTTCCAGTCTCCCGCCGCAACAACAACTACTGCCAATGGGGCATTGCCCAGCACGACCGCTACCGTGCAGTCAACGTCTACTCATGGAACACGCACAAGACCATCGAGGTTAGATGCGGCTCCGCCACCCTCGACTACAACAAGGTGCTCGCTTGGCTCCGCCTCGTCGAGCTCATCCGGGCCATGCCCAAGGGCCCCAAGGCTGGGTCCTGCATCGCCACCCTTGAGCAGCTCCCGCTCGCTGCCCACGACCTCGCCTATTGGCGAGCCTGCCATCGAGAACTAAATCCAGCGCAGTACAGCGCAACGGCCACCGACACCACCACCGACAGCGAATAATCCCACTATCACTCCCATGTGTAAACTTCTATTCCTAACGGGCCACAAGCCCGCCCAGCGTAACTCCATCATTCGCCACGCTTGGCGCTATTTCGAGCGCACCGGCGAACGCGACGGCTTCGGCGCCGCATGGGTTTCACGCTCTGGCAAGCTCGCCCACATCCGATCCTCAACGCCTCTCCTCACCAATCGCCTCACCGATTGGTCCGAAGGCTGGTATGACCAAGTGGGCTACAACGAGCCCTCGGACGGCTCCGCCCTCATCATTCACGGGCGAAAGGCCACGTGTGGCAAGTCCCTCGACAACACCCATCCGATGCTGGACGTAGAGCAAGCTCTCGTCCACAACGGCATCGTCGAGTCCGACCGCTACAAGAACTCGTCCACCACCTGTGACTCGGAACTCCTCCTCCGGGCCATGCAGGACAAGGGGACGGCAGGCCTTGCCTCCATCGAAGGCTACTTCGCCTTCGCCCTCCTCGATGCCAAAGCCAAGCGCCTCACCATCGTCAAGGACGACCAAGCCAGCCTAGTCTCCGCCCGCATCCCGGGCTACGGCTACGCCTTCGGCACCACTAGGGAAGCCGTAGCTTGCGCCACGACCCTCGATTGCTCGCCCGTCAAGGACTTCACCGCCCTTGAATGGTCCACCCGCAAGCCCCACCGGCCCTTGTCCATCTCCTCCTTCGTCAAGAAGGAGAAGGTATACATTGCGCCCAAGTCCACCAACTGGCGCTCCTCCAAGGACTACTACGGCTCCATCGAGCACGCCAACTCGTCCCCCTCCCACCACAACGCCGCGTCCTATCAGGACCTCTTCGGATCATGAAGCATATGCTTGGCGGATTTGCCGACTTCGCCCTCGGCGCTCTCGCAGCCCTGCTAGCCATCTGTAGCGTTCTGCTCTATCTCATCCTCTACGGCGGGCCTGATAAGCCCACCCGACCCAAGCCCAAAAAGGGGTACGAGGACCCCGGGAGATAGGTTGACACCCTAACGCATCCCTCGCACACGCAAGCCCTAGGCTCACCCCCTAGGGCTTTTTTGTTGTGCCGTTGCACGCATTTAGGCTTCAACTATGTGCCTAGGGGCCAGCCCCTAGGCCCTTGGATCAGAACGCTGCCAAGCCAGCCGATGGATCGCACGCGCCCCTCAGAAGGGGCCTCGGCTCAAAGACCCCGGGCGAATCTAGAACACGGCCAAGCCGTCGTCCAATCACCTGTACCAGCCCGAGGTAGTCGTTCAGTAGGTGGGGGGGGAGGGGGTCGGGCTTCGCCCGCGGGTTCCACAATCATTGGGTCCACCCAGTCGGTTCAAAAAAATTTACACAGTCGCCCGGTAACGGAAGGAGTTCCTGTGGGTTTCCCGGGGATTGAAAGGAGTAGGGGACGGGGGGGAGGCACCAAAAGTTACGCTGGTTTCGTACAAAGATTCCATTTATGATTTATGGATGTGGATGTTGACAAAACTGGGCAGTATTCCCTACACAGGGGTATGAGTGAACGAGCTGCCATCAGGAAGGAAGTGGCCAAGGCCATAGTGGCGGCTGGGGAGAATGGCCGTAGCATTGAGGCGCGTCAGCCTGAGCGGGCGGCTAGGTTGTTGGAGTTGATGGCTGAGGGGAAGAGCTGGAAGAGCATTGTGCGTGACGAGGGGGTGGACTGGTACACGCTTGTGGGGTTGCGGGCTCGGCATAAGGGCTTGATAGAGAAGCGGAAGGAGATTGTGGCGCAGGATGCGATGGAGCTGATTGAGGGGGCTAGGATGCTCCAGCAGGAGAAGATGAAGATGCTGGCGGAGGACGAGGGAGCCCTTAAGCGTGTGAACATCAGGGACTTGGCTATGAGCTACGGCATCTATGCCGATAAGTTCTTTATGGCTACGGAGGGGAACAAGGTGACGGTGGAGCACAGGAGTGGAGCTCCCAGCCTTGAGGATGCAATGAAGGCGATTGAGGAGGCCAAGGCCAAGCTGAAGGCTGGCAGCATTGAGGTGGTGGCCAAGCCAGTGGAGGAAGTTTAATGACCGACCAAGAGTGGGTGGACGCCCGGGCTAAAGTGTTGAGCGACCCTGACAGGCCGCTGAATGAGGGCTTTTTGATGGCCCAGAAGGAGTGGAAATGGAGTGCCAGACGAGCTATCTGGGGGCATAGCTACTACCATTGGACGTACAAGCGCTACCTGTACGAGTTCGACATCATCCCGTTTGTGAGGCTTCAGGTGCGTCGTAGGCACAATTGGGAGGCGGAACACCTGAAGATGGAGGCGCCTGCGGACCTCACGCTGCGGGTGTCCTTTGGTTGCTTTGGCGCAGAGGGTGGGTTTTCCGTTACGACGGGAATGCGTAAGTTCCACTATGGCGCTTAGTTGGGAACCCCACAAGGTGCTGAGGCCCCCCTCCAGCGAGGAGCTGGCGGCAATGAAGCCGGAAGAGGTGCTTAGGCTTCACGATGTCTACCATTCGGCCATTGCGAATAGTAGACGCGACCCCTACCGTTATGGGTGGGACCTGCCCCATTGGAAGAAGGCGGAGGAGGTGATGGCTAGGCGTAAGACGCTCCTGTTGCTCGGAGCCAACCGTAGCGGCAAGACAATGTTTGGCGCCAAGACGGTGGTGAGGGCGGCGCTGGAAAACGAGGAGAGCCTCTTGTATTGCTTCAGCCAGAATCAGGAAACGTCCATTCTGGTGCAGCAGAGTGCCGTCTACACCTACCTGCCGGTGGAACTGAAGAAGAAGGCCACGGAGGAAACCCACTACATCAGCTATTCGATGCAGAATGGCTTTGCTGGGAACAGCTTGGTGCTGCCCAACCGCAGCCGCATCATCTTCAAGACGTACAGCCAGTATCAGCAGAACCAAACCATCCTTGAGGGTATGGAGCTGGGGAGCTTGAGCCCCAAGTGGACGAACGTTGGGGCGTGGTGCGACGAATACCTGATGGGGATGGAGATGCTGGACCGGCTCTACCTGCGTCTGGCCACCCGTGGGTCCAAGCTACTGCTGACGTTCACCCCCAAGGACGGCACGACGGAGACGGTGCGCTACTACTTGGACGGGGCCAAGACTGTTGAGTCGAGGCGGGCCGAGCTGCTACGGAACGTGGAGGTGCCCTACCATCAGGAGAACGAGCCCAAGAACGCGGGCATCGTCTACTTCCACAGTAAGGACAACCCTTGGTCTGGCTACGAGAGCATTGCAGAGCAATGTCGGGCCAAGGGTGACGACGCCTACACGCTCACTGCGGCCTATGGCGTGCCCACCAAGACGCTCACAACGCGCTTCCCGGGCTTCTCCATTGAGGTGAACGTCATTGAACCGGAGAAGGTGCCCAAGAAGGACTGCACCCACTTTATGGTGCTGGACCCGGCGGGGCGCAAAAACTGGTTTATGTGCTGGATTGTGGTCGATCCCAGCGACACTTGGTACGTGGTAGCCGAGTGGCCGGACATCAACGTAGGGGAATGGGCCGAGATGCGGGGCGGGAAGTGGATGAACGGCCCCGGTGCCAAGGGATTGGGGTATGGCATAGGCGACTACGTGGCTCTGATTGGCCAGATTGAGCAGGACTTGGGACTGAAGCCTCTTGAGCGTCTCATCGACCCGCGCCTAGGAGCCCAGAAGTATCAGACCCAGAACGGCGCCTCGTCCATCATTGAGGACTTGGGCGACAACGGACTGGTGTTTGTGCCAGCCCCGGGGCTGGACATCGAGGATGGGCTTCAGGCCCTGCAAACCAAGATGGCCTACGACCGGAAGAAGCCGATGGATAGCATCAACCGGCCCCGCATCTACATCAGCAATCGCTGCCAGAACATCATCACAGCCATTCAGGAGTACACGGCTGAAGGCGGGCTGGACGAGGCGTGGAAGGACCCAGTGGATGTCCTTCGGTATGCTGCCATAGCCGACATCCGGCACATTTCACCCGGCCAGATGGCCATAACCCGCCCTAAGAATGCATTCTACTAACCTAGTGTCCTTCAAGGACCTTGCGGACGAGCTCAAGATTAGCCGTTTCGAGCTGGCCCGCATCCGAGACGAGAAGCTCTCCGACGAGGAGCACACCACCATCCAAGGCAAGAAGTGGTTCACTCAGGAGGGGGCGGAGAAGGTGCGCTTGGCTGTGGCCGTACCCTTGGCCGTGCCCAAGCGCATCCGCCTGCGGGCAGTCAAGGCGGCGCCCAACCCGCATTGGATTTACTGCATCCCTGAGACAGGCCTTGGGGACAAGGTGTTGGTGGCCGTGAAACCGAGCTGGTGTGATAGGCTGGTGGGCAAGCTAATCAACGTAGATGTCATCGAAGACGCCAATGGCGGCAAAACCTACCGGCACGAAGCCCTCGGAGGAAAGTGACCTGTCACTTTGCCC